CCAGCACCTTGGTAGGCACCGGATAGATCGTCATTGTAATGTCTGGATAAGTCATGTTGACCCACATGACTTGCGGGTAGGTCGAGGTCACGGTCTTGACTGCAATACCGTTGTATTGCTGTTGATTGATCAGTTTAAGACCGTAGGAGATACCAGACGCAGGGTCTTTAAAGTATGTAGAGTCTTCGACCAATATTGGGCGGTTGCCCACAAAATTGCCCGTGGGTCCCAGTGTGCGCTCGTAGAAGCCTGGAGGCCAGCTAAACACTTGGTCTTGGGTCGAGAATACGGCTAAACGCTCAGTATTCCACGAGTCGATCATTTGTTGCAAGGCAACAAGTGCGTCCTGAGAAGTAGCAGCAGAGGGGGTTTCGCCTTCCGCCAAAACACCTAATAAACGTAACGCACCGTTTATTTGATCGTTAGCAGTTGATGTAATCATGCTGTACCTTTACGTTTTTTACCTAATTTAGCTAAAGACATTTTATGCTTACTTGCTTCAGAAGGTCGAATGCCAATGTGAGACGCGCTAATTTTAGCTTTTATGTGCTCTGGTCTTGATTTGCCTTTAAGCGCAGCAGAGCGTTTTGCAATAGTTTCAGGCGACTGTTTTTTGCCTTTTTGTGCCGCAGACATTTTAGCTCGCGATTCATCAGATCGTTTAACCCCTAAACAAGAGTTAGCTATTTTACGTTTGTTATAGGCAGGCTTAAAAAAATTAATCCAAACTTGTTCGCGTTCTATTAATTTAGTTTTATCATCTACAAATTCAATAATTTCGTAGGTAAAAAAAACAGAAGAATGTTTGTTATATGAATTTTGCAAATGTTTACTAGGGTGAGTTCCTTTTGCAAGATAATGTTTATGAACACGCCACCGGCGCGCAATATTTACTGAAGAGCCAACATACATACTGTCTGTAGCATGATTGGCTATAGCGTAAATACCGCTTGTGTTCATGTTTATCCCGTTGTTTTACGACGGCGTTTGACGCCTAACTCATTGATCGGAGCCACTTCTTCGGTTACAGAAGGTGTGTCCAAAGTATAACGCACCCAACCATTTTTTTCATCTTCTTCGGCTTCAAGTTCCATTGTGGCAACTTTTTGACCGTGCAGGGGGTGTTCTAGGTATATGTTCATGTGTAGATGGGGGTGATTAGCCCCCGCCTTATTAAGTAATAGCAGCAAATTGCCATTTAGTGCCGTCAGAAATAAACATCTTTCCAGCGCCTGTGGCATTTGAAGTTGTACCAATTGAGCCTTTTGGGGCCGCCGTGGTAGTTGTGTTGGCCGTAATGGCCGTAGTTAAGAAGTACAGACCGGCTGTAGCGTTAGCCACAGTAGGGCCAGTTGTTGCAGTCGAAGTAAACGTGCCACTAACTGTAGAACCAGTAATAACAGCGTCAGCAATCGTAGTGCCAGAAACAAGCTCTGGATCAGCAAAAGCTACGCCAACAGGTTTAGTATTAGCCATAATTTTTCCCTATAAAACCCCACCCCGAAGGGCGGGGTTGTTACATTAGCTGATGCGGTATGCAGTCCATGTTCCGTCGCCAGTCTTGCGCGCGCGGAAATGACCTGACGTTGCGGTGGTTACCGCAGCCGCTCCAACAATTGACCAACCAGTGCCAACAGCCAAAGTGACCGAATCTGCACCATCAGTGTTGATGATAAAAAAGTCAAATGCAGAATTGACTTTTTGTGCGCTCGACATATCTGCTTCCAACAAAGCGACTGTTGGCAATGTTAGGTTGCCAGCGGTGCCGTCAAAAACAAACAGACCATTTTGGAGTTGTGCAGCCGTTGCAGTTGCTGCGGCAGCCAATGCAAGAGGCGCGCCCTGAACAAACATAATTGCTTCGTCAGTTGCGCCTGCACCGATTTGATAACCGCCTGTGCCATTAGAAAGTGCCATGATAAATATCCTTAAAAAAAGTTACAAATGGGGGCCGAAGCCCCCACTGGTTTAGCCCCAGAGACGGACCGCAGTGATAGGACGGATGGCAGCGTAGCCATACAGAACATCAATACGGCAAGGCAGACGGTCGTTGTTGATGTCGTACTGACGTACGATACGCAACGAAATACCGTTGTGGACTTGGCGCGAAGCCATGTCAACGCCTTGTGGCAACAACAAGTCAGCCGTAGCAAAGCTAATAGCATCTTTGTGGTAGACCAAGTTCTGTGGATAACCGGTATTAGCCGAACCAACCATTGTCACAACAGCAGAAGCTTGTGGGAACGAGTTGACAGTTGCCAATGCGTTGCCGGCTGTGTACAGAGCAGGACTAATGCTCAGCGTAGCAGTCGAAGAACCAGTGGCCACAGCAGTTACAACGAACTGTTGGAGGCTGCCGGTCGATTGACGTGTCTGTGGATTAACAGCGAACACACCGCCGATAGTGAACACGTCGCCCACGTTCCATGTCTTGCTCGAACCAGTAAAGCTGATTGGCAATGTTGACTGACCTTCAGTTGCGACGGTTGACGTCACAGTGATGGCAGTGCCCCAATCGCCGTTCGTGTGGTTAGAAATGGACTGCGACATGTTGATCTCGTCCAGACCCAAAATGCCTTCACCCATCATGCCGTTTTTGAACTGGCGGCTGATAGTGCCGGTTGGGTTAAACAAGCCCTTCATGCCTTCGACTAGACCAGCGTTTGCGGCTGGGTTAACAGTCGCGTAGCGTGGGCTCATTGGTGTGGCAAACTCGTTAAGCTTCTGGTTAGCTTGGAGCAGAACCAAAGAAGTTGAAGGAGTAGTACCTGGAGTGCCTACTGTGTTTGCGATGCCTTTGTACGAAGTTGCAACGTCGGCGTCAACCGAAGATGCGAGCTGCGATACGCGAGGCTTCAAAACACGCTCTGCGAAGTCGTCCAATTGCATTGTAAGTTCGGCAGACGTGAAGTTCACGCCGATATGCTTTTGGCTCGAAACAGTCAGAGTTGTGAACTGTTCGTTGTCGGCCTGAACTTGCAGGGCGGCACCGTCAGTGACCAGAGCGCGGTCGGGTAGGCGGATACGCAGAGTCGATCCGATCTTGGCACCTTCAACGGCGAACGAGTCGTCGTATTGGCGGTTTACGTTACGTGTGAGCACCAGGTTGTTCTCGAGGATTTCGAGAGACTTACGGGTGATCATGTCAATGGTCAATAAGCTATTTGACATGGTAGTTCCTTTAAAAAAGTAAGTTAGCGGTTACGTAGCGCTTCTTGCTTCTTAATCTGACGCTGCCTTTCAGCTTCGATCCAATCCGAGGTGCTCATCGACTTGATGGAGCGTGGGTCGGTTGTATCGTACGAGGGTGACCCCGTGCTTCTTGCAGTGACCGGACTAATAGGCGTTGGCGCCGAAGAGGTCTTTTTGGTAGGAGGATCAGCGGCCAATTTGGCTTCGAGCTTCCCAATTTCTTTGGCTTGTAAGAATGGCGATAAACGAGAAATCCGTTCGGCTTCTTTTGGGTTGGCACCTAGGTGATAAGCCATGTCGGGGCCAATATCAGAAGCTTGAATGGTTTGAGCCATCACGCTAGTAATTGGAAGGTTCGGGTTGTAGGCGACTTGTTCAAAATCGTCGTACTTTGTCCGAGCTTCTTCTTCTTTATCGTGATACGACTCTAAGATTTCAGACTGTTGCCTTTGTTCCTCACGTTGCCTCAGAAGTTGATCGGCCTTTTGCAATGCAAGTGCATCTACATACGCTTCGGTCGATTCAAATTGCTCTGGGACAACAGGAGTAGAAGGGGCTTGAGGTGCTGATCTTTGAGCCTGTTCTCTTTCCCACTTACGTTGCTCTCTTGCAAGTCTTTTGCCGATCATCGCGTCAATTTCAGCTTGGGAATACTTCTTTTCCTCTTGCTGTTCAACTTGATTCTCGACTACTTCCGGCGCTGAAACTTCGGGTACAGGTGCTGCCGTAGCGTCCTGTTCCGGCGCGGGTACTTCCGCTAAGGTTACTTCTTCTGACATTTTTGTTTCCTAAGAAACCCTGGTGGATCGCACCAGTACGATTAGTATATTGCTTAGGTTCTGCGGGTGCAACAAAAATCAATAGCCTTTCATTTGCTCATCCATGCCCGCACAGAGCCAGAAGAAGACTCCAACAATTGCCACGGGTATGAGCAAGAGCCACCACATTACGCGGCTTCTTCGGCGGGGGCTTCCACCACTTCTTCAGGTGCTACCCAAGGCAATGGCTGTGGCTGTGGAGCAGGAATAGCCGCCTGTGCAATTAAGGCATCCACTTCAGCTTCCATTGCCGCTACACGATCCACACCCAATGCGTCTTGCGTCCATTGGATAGCTTCGGCTTGGGTGACATCAGCGTAGGGGATGAAGTTTTTAGTGTCAGCGGGCAGGAGGTTGACCGAGTAAGTCACCGATTGACCGGATTCAGCGATAGTGAAATTCGACATTACCGCTGTTTCTGGCTCTGGTACATTAAGTGTCGAGAGCGAGTTAATTGTCCATACTTTCATAGTTGCACCTGTGGAATAGGGGTTACGGGGGCGCTAGTAATAGCAAAAGCGTCCGATTGTTGTTTAATTTTCTGCATAAGCATAAATGCCCCCGACTTTGACGGAAGCTCGCCCAAGACTTGCTGAAGGAAATTAATTTCTTCCGGTGCAAGGCTAAGTGGTATGTCGCTCAATTTAATGCCCCTGTGTTAACCAACTAAAAGATTGCGAGTGTTTCCTGCTGCGTCTTTAATTGTAATGTAGCCAGCCTGCGCCAATATTCCTGCCGTGTATGTACCAAACCGCACGTTTCCTGTGCCTTTTGGTGTCAGCGTTATGTCAATGTTAGTGTCTGATCCCGCTGCCGTTATAGATGGTGATGCGGTTGTGACTGCACCTTGAACATTCAGGTAATTCACCGAACTAGCGACAGGCGTTACACGCAAAGATTCTGCGCCTGGTGCATTGCCAAGTGACCATGTACCTGAGTTTGATATGATGCCACGGTTGATGTTGTTTGTAGAAAATATGATTGGGATGTTGCTGTATGTACCAAAATATGAGTTAGAACCATCTGTAGCTATGTATGTTTGGTTTGTACCGCTTCGCACCCTTGCGTCAACATAACCAGATGCAGCATAGACATCAAGTTTACAAACTGGTGCTGTTCCAATTCCTACGCCGCCCGTTCCTTTTGGTGTAAGGACTAAGCTAATGTTGGTGTCTGAACCTGTTGCCAACATTGATGGCGCAACGCCAGTAGCGCCGCCCAACACTTCAGCATAATTCACCGAACTAGCAACAGGCGTGACACGCAGGGATTCTGCGCCGGGGGCTGCGCCGAGCGAGATTACTTGATTGGTTGCAATGCTAATAGCGGTTGTGCTAAATGTGCCTATTCTTAATACGTTAGAGCCACTTGTAAATATTGCACCACTTGATGAGTTTTGAAAACTCAATACACCAAGGTTTGTATTGTTTAAACCTAATGATGTACCAGTAGCAGATGCGTTATATTGAAGTAACAAAGCTCCACGATAACTTGGTGTACTAAAGTAATCTGAAGCTGCGGCAATTACATACGAACCTTGTCCTGCGGCAGTTGCTCTAACAACCATAGACGCAGACGTTCCAGTAACTTCCAAAGGTGCGCCGGGTGCTGTTGTACCAATCCCCACATTACCCGCAAAGTAATTGACAGCCGTACCCGCAGCGTAGAAGTTCCAACGTCCTGTGCCGCTTGCGATGTTGCTGTAGAAGCCGTAGTTGTTGGTGGCGTTTATAAGGGATGATTCTGCCCTAAAACCGGATTGATTTGTAATTGCGCTTAACGCACCAAATGCTGCCGATGTTGCCCTGTAATGGTTGTACTCGGCAAGCGTAAATGCAGCCGCTTGAGTTGCCGCTACAGAAACATAATTATCAACACGAGTTGTTACATCAGATTGAACTGTTCCTGCGTTGTAAATACCGTAAGCTGTCGTTGCGCCCGTAATGTTTTTAGCTACAGCAAGCGTTTGTGCGGTTAAGGATGTAGCGCCAATTCCGACTTGCCCTGCACTATCAATCCGCATCCGCTCAGTACCCGCCGTACTAGCAGCAATCGTATCAGCGGCAGGGAAAAATATGCCTGTGTCAGCCGTGCCTGTCGTAGACACAATAGCTGGAAGTGCGGCAGAACCTGCGGCAACAGTTATTATGCCCGTGTCATCAATCGTAACCGCCGAGTTTTGGATAATCTTGCCTGTTGTGCCATCGTAGCGAGCGACTGCGTTATCCGTAGCGGAGGCAGGGCCGTACACATCGCCCGATGCAGCGGTAGACCAAGACAATACGCCTGAGCCGTCTGTAACTAAGGCTTGCCCCGCTGTACCGTCATCTACGGGTAAGGTAAGGGTGTAGCTAGATGCGAGCGTTGCAGGGGCTTGTAGGGCTACATACTCTCCACCCGTTGAGTCTTGCAAACGCAGATCACCTTGGGCTGTAATGTCTACTTGCGTAGCTACTACAGTAGTCGGGGTTGTAGCGCCGACTGTGCCGTTAATGTTAATTGATGCTGTACCAGTTAAATTGGTGACCGTGCCGCTTGATGGCGTACCTAAAGCACCGCCGTTAACAACAAACGATCCTGCTGTACCGACGTTGACACCTAGTGCGGTAACAACACCTGTACCTAACGCTGTAACGCCCGTGCCTCCATTGGCAACAGCAAGTGTGCCGCCAAGGGTTAACGTACCCGACGATGTAATTGGGCCACCGGTTAAGGTCAAGCCTGTTGTGCCGCCAGAGCCATCAACCGAAGTTACCGTACCTACACTGGCGGTTTGCCAAGTTGGGGCAGACGCACCATTAGAGGTCAGTACTTGACCAGCGGTGCCGGTTGCACCGGCTAACGACAAAGTTGAGTTAATGCGTAGCGTTGTGACTGTAGCGGCGGCGGCGGTAGACCCACCAAGAATTAAGCTATTAGCTGTGCCACCAGTAATCGTCACAGCACTAGCGTTTTGGGTCGACATAGTGCCCAAACCGGTAATGTCGGTGTTGGGGATAGACGCCGAGGCGGTCATGGCCGATGTGCCATTGCCCTTGACGTAACCCGTCAAAGTTACAGCACCCGTACCGCCGTAAGGCACAGTAATGGTCGAGCCGTTCCAAGCGCCTGCAAGCACCGCACCAGTTAGTGTGAGGTTACGAAAAGTTGCGTCGCCTGACGGGTCTTTAAGCAATAACGTACCATTTTCTGCCGGCACAGTAATGACAAAAGTGTCTGCCGAGTCGGTTGACTCTAAGGTAGTCGTGCCGCCTAATACGGCATTAAAAATTAAGCGGCTCATGGCGATTCCTATTCGTAAATAACTGTAGCTTTGACCGTGCCACCTATCGCAACATTGAGGCCGTTATTGGCAAACGCGCCATCGACACCAAGTGGGTAAAAAGTAGCCGCAACGGGAGTAAAGGTAGCCAACAACACTTTAGATGTGCCGCCACTAGCTTCATCATAAACAGTAATTGTAGGTGTGCTAGAGGCAGCACTTACAAAGATTCCTTTGATTTTACCGGCGCTTGTTTTTACTTGCGTCGTGGCTTCAATGTAAGTGTAGTTAGCCATAATTTAACCTTGAAAATTTTTAATTAAACAAATATTAAACATACTTGATACGGAGTTGTTATTAGCCGAACCTATCGCAGTTGCGCCAACGCAACTTTTTTCTGGAATAGCTGTTGGGTAGTTAAACATATATTGCACAACACCGTTGTTTAATGTCGTAATTGCGCCAACACGAACAATATTGTCATCCGGTGAGTGAACAAGCAATTTGCCAGTAATTGATGTACTGCCAGAAGCTTGTCCCGCAGTAAACAAACCATGTACTAAAAACGCTGTATACCCAGCCGGAACGCAGTAATGACCTGTTGTGCGGTTGTTATACCCAATGGCAATCATGTCGTACAAAACAGCCGGAACACCCGCTGTAACAGTGCCTGTGCCTACGTTAATGTCGCCTGCGTTTGCACCACCAGAGCCTACAGAAGTTACCGTCAATCCGTTAACGTACAAATAGCTATTGACTGTGTTAACCGCCGTCTGGCCGTTTAGCACAATCGTTTCAGATACTTCGTTAAAACTACCGTTAAGCCCAGTAATAAGCACTGTGCGCGCACCTGTCCCGCTAGGACTTGCATCGGCAGCGTCGGTTGAACTTACTTTTAACACCGACGCAGCAGTAGGGTGTGGCACCGTGCCGCCATTTGGCCACACAGACTCTTCTGACGTATCTACGTCAGGGTTGTAGCCAAACACTGTAATAGCTGAATGACCAGGAATTAAGCCACGCGCAACTTGCAACGAAAAGTTTTCGTCTTTACCGTACTTGGTTTGCGAGTCATAAATGTTCATGCTAAAAACTTTAGCTTATATAATGTGGAAAGGTACAGTTCAACAATGCCGTCAATCAGATTTTGAAGCGGTGTGTCAGTCTTTTCACAGACCTCATACCGACATTTTTCAATCTCTTCAAGTTGATTCTCAAGAAACTCAACGACATTGGTTGTCTTCTTAGCAGATTGTAGTCCGATTGGACCAATTAAACCATGTCTGCCTTGATAAGCTTCAGCAAAACTATCAGCTAGATCAATGATGTTCTCATAGAACTTTTGCAGTGCTTTATGCTTGGCATACGAACGCGTGTTCAAATGCACGCTATGCGTCACATCGCGTGCTAGAAACATCATACCTACGAATTCAGCGCATTTCATTGTGGTGGCATCCCTTCAGGTGGCATCATGGGTTGTTCTGGCGGAGGCATCTGCTGTTCCATCGGCATTTCAAACGATTCACGCTGGGGCGCACCGCCAATCAGATCGCCAGTATCTAGCGCTGCGGCAATAGTGCCTCGCACGATGTCTTGAATCTGCTCAAAGGTCATGCCAGCTTGAACTGCCGAGATACGCTTAGTTTCAGCGTCAAACGCTTTAATTTGCGCTTCGTAATCTTTACGCTCCAAATCTTGTACTTCAATCGACTTAGACACGTTTTGAAGCATTGTGTGCATTTGCTCCATTTCCTGAGCCATGCCTTGCATCTGCTGTTCGGCAGCTTGCAACGCTGGGTCTTTGTCGCCGTCTTCCATAAGCTTCGGATCAATAGTCTTGGCAAAGCGCTTGGCCATTTCTTGAGCACCAGGCCAATCCATGTTCTTGATAAACAAGTCACCAGCAACCGCCCAAAGCTGTGGGTTGCCTTGCAACAGTTGAGCCATAGCTTCCAAAGCTTCCTGACGCTTGGTCATGTAGCTTGGACCAGTCGTTACCATCACGTCGTACTTACCAACGCCTGGGTTATAGATTTTCTCTATCACAATACCGGTTTGGTCAACAATCTTCTTAACCGGCTCTTGCTGCATTGGGTTAATCTTGACGGTGCTGACTTCGCCATCCTCACCGATGATGCGAGCGATGCGCTCGGTGTCGTAAATTTTAGGCACCAAGTTAATGATTTGACGCGTAATGTAGCGCACAGCACGGGCGTAGTTATCAACATAGTGATAAGTGCCGCGGTCTGTCTGACGCTCGCGTGCCAAAATGGCTTTACCCGAACGCTCGTTAGACACTTGCCCCAAGCTTGAGTCATACTGACCGGTTGTGGCTTTAATGTCCTCAGAGGCGCCCATTTTGGCCTGTATAAGCCCTGTTTGAGCCATCGGAGGTAGCGCACGTTGTGGCAGTGGAAGCGGGCCGCCTTGGCCGTCTGTGACGTCTGGATTGACCTCTAAATACGGCCAATTGGTCGTGTTAGCAGTCTTCCACTGCTGCTCATAGCCTTCAAACTGGCCGCCGTACCCGATAAACGGTGCTTTTGGTGCCAAGGCAAGCATCTCTGCCTCTTGGCTAACCCAATAGTTGTACATACGCTGTGCGTCTTTAGCGTTACGCACAATGCCCGACAGGTATAAACGCCCGTCGATCTCAAATTCGTTACCAATGACACGCACAACGGGAATCCAATCGCCTGCCCAATCTTGCTCTTGAAGGACCTCAAAACCGTTGATTTTGCACCATTTGACCTTCTTAATGTCCACCATGCGCGAGCGGATCGGCTTCATGCCGCGCATGGCCATCTCGGCATCCTCTGCCGAGCCCGCAAACGCTGTGACGTTGCCGTAGTACAGGTTTAACGTGGCTTTTTCGTGCTTGATGTAGAAGTATTCCGCGATGCGGACGGTGTCTTCGTTGATCCACGCGGAGAGCGACTGGTCGCCGACACCTTGCTGCTGGAGCGAGGAGTGCGGGAGCGCGTCGGGGAACTGACGCTCGTACTCTTCTTTGGTGATGTCTTCGCAGATGAAGCACCAGTTCGCGTCCGCACCGCAGGGGTCTTGGATGGTGGGGTCCATATAAACAGAAAACGAATTGCGGACCCGACCGATCTTAATATCTTGGTTAAAACTGTCATCGTCGCAGTACTCCGTCAGCAGTCGGATGTAGCCTTCGCCATAAGCGACTTGGTTTTCACACGCGGTGTCGTACGCAACATCAGCGTCTGACAGGTATTCGATATGGCGTACCATACCGTTGAAAATCTCAGCTACTTCGACGTCCGCCTTGTCATCCACAGGGATGACTTTACCGCTTGGACGGTTCTGGCGCTGATCGTTGGTGATCTCACGTACGTGCTGTGGCAGCTTGTTAATAGTCAAGCAAGGACGTGCGTTAATCGTCTGCCCTTGCACGGCGCCGCGGGTCGCCAACACATCGGCTGGCCAGTGATATTGGTTATCCGGACTTCCAGCAAAAAATCTTAAATCGTCTAATTCGTCTTCGCGGCTTTCAGAAAAAGCAGCAATGGCCATTTTTAACCGATCTCGGGCGGTCGAGAGAAGGTCTTGATTGTCTTTTTTCATACAAGCCCAATAACGTCTTTATCTCGCATGAGCAGATAATCGCCATGCTTTAAATCAATTGTACCGCTATACATTACATGATCACCAGCATTTACAAGCATACGGCGAATATTACCGTTGGGCAATTTCTTGCCTGGTCCTGCCGACACCACCACACCAGTATGCACATCTTCGTCAGGCAGCACCAGAAAATCGTGCTTTTTAGCCGGATCGGGTTTGACCACAATCATGTCTTGCAAGGGTTTGATCATTTCTTTTTTGTCGCTTCACGTTTGACAGCGTAGGCTATGGCCACCGCTTGCTTAATAGGTTTGCCCGCTTTAACTTCAGCCTTTACATTAGCTCTAAAGGCGGCAGGGGAGGCAGATTTTTTAAGTGGCATATCATTTCTTCTTTGCAGTCTTAGCCGACTGCTTAAAGTCTTTAGCGGTTGGTGCGCCAGCGGAGCCCGCTTTGCGCATCTTCTCGCCTGAGCCTTCTTTAATACGCTCACGTTTAGCGTGAATATTTGCGTATAGACCTTGCTTCATTTGCAGTTCCACCTCTTTAGCGCGGCTTTAGCTCTAGGCGCATCGCCCTTAGCGTTAGCCACTACGCCGCCCATACGGGCACAAAATGACGCTTTGCGACCAGCGTCGGCTTTAGTTTTAGGGTTGGGTGCGGGGGCTTTTAAGTTACTACCTGTAGCGGCGTTGTATTTCTCTCGACCTTTAGCGGTCAG